TGATTCTTCGTGAAGGTAAAACACTAAACTTCATCATTCTTGACAAGCGCGGCAAGGGACCATTCACATATCAGTTGGGCGCGGGACCTATTCTTACACCTGAAGGGCTTGGTAATCGCGCTATAGAATACAAAGGCAAGCACTACATGGACGTAGGCACAGCACATCGTGTGGTTAAACCGTTTGCTGAAGGTGATATTGTTGAAGGTAATATTGCAAGTGTAACCAAAAAAACACGCGGTGGTCGTGATATTTTCAATGTTCAATTTACTTCTATTGAGAAAGAAGGTGAGGGTGAAGGTCCAGCAAGTGCGGAATCATTATCTCTTTTGACCAAGAGTTTCCCACCTGTCTTGATACCACATGATATTGATTTTGATGGTAACATAATCAAAATTTTATTGAATGATATTGATGTTGTTGAATATACAGCGAATGAATTCAATGGTGCATGGTATCTCAATGAGCCTGTTTGTGTTATGGGTGATTTGAAAAAGAGTAATTATTCTCTACAATTATCTGAAAGTCTTCGACCATTTTGGAGTCCTGTAGCAACTTTGATGCTAAAGGGGTATGTCGAAAAATTAGATGAAGAAGATGAAATAAACGTTGTACCGAAAAAAGTTGACCCAAAGCGCATTAAGCGAGAATCAGCAGGTGTTCTTGACCAAAAAGAAAGCAACATTCTTCTCAAACCTTCTATGGTTAAAGCATTGGAAGTTGCTTTGCGAGCATTAGATGTAATTTCTAAAGAAAAAATGTCTTGGTCGGGACCTAAAGGACTTGGTATTGATATGGCTACACCCGTAGAATCACCAAGAGGACCAACAAATTTGAGAGATGAATCCACATTACCTGATTATGATATGCGCCCAAGACCCGGCGAAGACCTCGAAAAACCGCTACCGAATAAGGAAAAACGAAAAGAGCGATTAAAGCACGCTAAATTACAGACAGATGAAGGGGAGTCTATCGATTTTGATGTTGATGATGACCAACCTACTGTTCGTTTTTCATAATGTAACTTGATATAGTATGACTAAACGTTGGTGAAATTAATGCTTGGGCAACTCCGTATGCGAAACCCTGACCAAATCACTCTGTTGAAGAGTGGTAAGGACTTGGTTGTTGCAGGTTACGCAAGCGTAGAATTGGTTGACAAACAGGGCGACCTCATTACACGCGGGGCTTTGAACGACGCTTTCAAGAAGTTCATGGCAACCCCCGAACACGCCAATGTTCAACTAGCACATTCAAACATTCAGGTTGGAACTGTAATTCCTTCCTACACAGACAACGATGGCCGTATGTGGAAGTCCGAAGTGGACGACACAGGTATGTTTGTTGTTGTTAAACTCCGAAACGATATTGAGAAGGCACGCGAAGTGGCTTCAGAAATTCGCACAGGTAACCTTACTGGTTTTTCAATCGGTGGTCAAGCATTCAAGAGAATGCGCAAGAGTGACAAAGAACACGGTGACTACCAAGAAATCAGTAAACTTGAACTTCACGAAATAACAATTTGTGAAAAAGGGATTAATCCCGAAGCATCCTTTCGTATATTGAAGGAGGACACCAGCATGACAGATGATAATGTAATGGAACAAATGAATGATGTATTGACACGACTTGAAGGACGACTCGACTCAATGGAGAAGGGAATGCCACCACAACTTCGTGAACACATGGAAGACAAAAAGGAGGACAAACCTATGTCTGAAGAAAAAGATGAAAAGAAAGATGAAGAGAAAGATGACAAGGAAGAGAAGATGTACAACATGGAAAAAGGTAACGAGTACAGCGATGTTATTACTGCTGAATACCTTTCATGGATGGAAGACACTCTCAAGAGCGCTGGTGTGGACACAGGAGCCGCACGACAGCACTTTGATGACTTGAACAAGGCACAACTTGGTGGATTCGACAACCCTGATTCCGTTGACGGTGCTGACTACTTCGCTGGTCAAGTACGTGGTCGCGGACAAGAATCAGGTTCACCATCTACAGGAGCCGCAAATGCAGTTTCTGCAAGTGGTGGCAAGCAACCAGCAGGTGCTTTGGGACCTGTAAAGAAGGGTTACTTGACCGCTGACACAGTATCTGATGCAGACATTGAAGCCGCATACGAGGTTTACAAGGCCGCCGCACAAGAGCAAAACTTCCGTGGAAATCTTGAGCAACAATTCGCTTCTCGCTATGAGAATGAAGTTCAGGCCGCAATTCAGAAGCAAGAACAACAACAGTTCGATGCTCGCGGTCCACTTACTGAAATCACCAAGGCTATCGAAGCACTCGGAGAGCGCATTGACAACATTTCTTCAGAGGGCACTATGATTGCTAAGGCACAGCCCCGAAACAATGTAACCATTCCATCCACCGAGGACCTCGCCCACATGAGTTGGGATGAGGTACACCGACTCGCAGACGAGTCGTTCCGAGGTGCATGAGCAACACACAACAATGAAAAAAGGAGATGATGAAAAATGGCAAGAGATTACATCCGAACAATTACAGACATGGAGCGCTACTTCTATGGCGCAGGTAACGCGATGGGCTACTCATACAGTGGTTCAGAACTTTTGAAGGCTGACGCACCTATGCTGTCCACAACTGGTGGTACTTACCAAGCGATTTACGGTCGCAAGGTTTGGTCACAGTTGAACCAAGAATTCAATGCATTTAGCATTCTACCAAAGCGCCCTTGGGAGCGAAGTGGTTGGAGAGTTATTACTTCACGACCTTCCTTCACTGTTGGTGGCGGTGTTGCAGAGAATGCAACCCTACCCGACACAACCAAGCCTACCTTCCAGCACATCGCCGCAAAGCCCAAGACGATTGTTCACACATTCGACATGAGCGAAACTGCTATGTTCTTGGCTGACAAGGATGACGGACTTGGCGACATTCGTGCTGTCCTCAAAGAAGAGATGGGTAAGCACCACGCAGAGCATATCAACAAGATGCTTCTTACAGATGTATCTACAGTTGCTGGAAACGACTTTGAATCTCTTGACCGTGTTACTTCCGGTGATGCAGGTACAGCAGGTTTGACAGGTTTGAAGACTTCAAGCAGTAACCCACACGTTGATGCGGCGGCAGACCTAGACATGTACAGCATCGACCGAAGTGCAAACACATGGGCAGATGCTGAAGTCAACTGTGCGGCAGATGCGGCGGCGGCAAGCCGACGAACTCTTTCCCTTGACCACTTGGACACTTTGTTCCAGCAAGTATGGGAACGTGGTGGTAACCCCAAGGTTATCCTAACAGGCTATGACACACTTATGCGTCTTCAGCAACTACTACAGTCACAACAGCGATTTATGGAAGAGAAGCGTGTCACCCCAACCTACAACGGTGTAAAGGGTGTACCCGGTCTTGAGGCTGGTTTCATCGTTGCAACATACAACGGTGTTCCAATTATTCCAAGCAAGGACGTTACAAAGGACGGTCTAAGCCGTATGTACTTCCTTGACACTGACTACCTGTACTTCAGTACAGCAATTCCAACCCAATACTTTGAGAGTGGTATTGAAACCGGCGACCCATTCGCCATCAACCGCCTCGGACAAGAGGGAATGTACCGCTCAATGGGCGAACTATGGACTACTTTCTTCGGAGGTCAAGGTTCAATCCGTGACCTTAAGTGAGGAGTACAAAAAAAATAAAAATGGAGATGATGAATTATGGCAACAGAAACATACACAAGAAAAGGATTGGAAATTTCATTCGATGACGGTGACTTTACCAGCGGAACTGTATCAGTTCTTTTGGACCTTGACATGCGAACAGGAACACCTGTAGACGAGACAGGTTGGTTGAGTGGAAACGCTGGTGGCTCATACCCCGGTACACTAACAGGTTTTACCGCACAAAACACAGATGGTAACGCAGTAGGTAGTATGCGAATGGTAACCATTCAGGCTACCTTAGCAGACGCGGCTGAACAGACATTGACTATCAGTGCAGGTGCTTCAAAGATTGTAGCAATTCTTGGTTACTCATTCAACGTGACTGATAAAGACCTACAGTTGACTTTCACCAACACAGGAACTGCACCTGCTACCAAGACCGGTGGTGCGCTTCCAGCACTTGTGGCTCACGGTGAAGCGGCTGGTCAGTTTACAGCAACAGTAATGCTACTCAATTGAGGTGGGTTACAGTGCCGACTGTGACCTATCTTGGACCTGCGTATAGCACTGTTCTCGATGGACATGAGCCTCGTTTCAGACGAGTACCGTTTGAAGTTGATAATGAGTGGTTAAACACTTGGCGTGCGCGTATGGACCCAAAATCTTGGCTTATTGAGGGCGATGAACAAGCACCCACTATTGAAGGCGTACCCGACGCAGGTTGGAAACGCGCAGACATTCTCGCATGGCTATCTACAAATGGTGTTGTACCTTCAGGTTATACCACTAAAGGCCGCGCTCTTGAATTGGTTGGTAACTACCTAAGTGAAGGCCAAAACGATGAGCAAGTTCAAGTAGAAGAGTCACCTGTCGAGGAACATCCACAAGGAGATGATGAATAATGGCATTTAGCAGTACAGTAGATGAAAGACCAACAGCAATTGGAAATATGATGATGTACACAGGTACATGGAACGCGGCAAGTGTTGATACGGGTAGTATTGACTTGACTGGTCTTTTGGTTGAAGTTTTGGCATCAGGTGTAATGGCAGACCAAGGTGGCGCACAAACAGGCGCTGGTGTTGACGGTGCATTCGTAAACCATACCGGTAGTACAGGTTTAGTTATCGAATGTGTAGCAAACATGACAGGTCGCTGGTGGGCGCTCGGTCGTAGAAGTTGATTACGGAGTTGATTCTCCGTGGCAAAATCTTGTACCATACTTGGACCTTATTCCCAAAAGGAATTTATAGGCGATGTATCGGCTATCCAAACGGCTATTACTACTGCTATTGGTAGTAATACTTGTACAACAGCCGACCCGTTTTTGATTCTTGGGAACATTTACATTATCGTGACTACAAGTTGAGCGTGAGGAATATGTATGGGGTTCGATGTTAGGTCAATCGACTTTGAAGACATATCCCGTTCGCAGAAACAAGGCATTGTATCTGACGTAAAATTTGACCATAACAGGGTCATGAATACAGACCGCCCTCTTGAGGGTGTGGTTAAATCACAACGTTCTCGTACATCAGAAGTAGGCGATATTCTTAACATCGGTTCAGGCACAAGATGTAAACACTGTGGCCTTCTCCACTTCATGTGGACGGCCACATGCGGTTCGTGTGGAAAGCCAATGGAATACAATCTCGGACACCGTGATGAAAAGAATAGGATGTGAGATGATTGCCCGTAGTATTCAGCCCCGGAGAAGCGGAAACTCGTCCTTTGGACCCTGATGCTATCGTCTATACAACCGCACAAAAGGTGGCTGATTTACTTGGTATCGGACCACAAGAGGCAGTTCTTGTTTCATCTGATACAACATTATCTGTTATTGGTGGCTCTTCTAATGATGTTGCAAAGGTATACATCACCGGGTCCGATTACAGAAACATTGGTTTTTCTGTTGATGATACTATTCTCGTATATTCCGATGCGGACCCTTTGGGTTTCACGGCAACAATTACAGAAATAGTTTCAACATCGAATGGTGTTGGTTTGGGATTCATTAGTGAGGGTTTGGATGTTTCAAAATACCAAGCGGCTGACAATACGTATGTGCAAAATCAAGCATCGTTTACCAACGGTCGCACACGTGGCGTGACTAAGAATCACGTAGAT